GCATTATGAGTTTCATTATCTATTTTATCTTGCATACGTTTTATGATAGTCTCTACTTTTGTTTTAGTAAGACCTCTTGTTCTACCATCGGAAAAAGATGCTTGATTCTGCACATAACCGTTATCTGTTGTTTCATACAAACCGGGATTAATTGCAGACGAAAATGCTAGTTTCACACCACCTGTTGATGTAGTTATACCAGTAATTACACGTTCTAAACCCATAGGGTCAGCATCACTGTAGATAAGTATTGTATCTCCTACACTAAAACCTATGGCTCTGTAATCAGAACCTGTAACAAGAACCGCATTTGCTTCTGCATTAGCAGACATCAACACCGCTTCTTGTGGGCCTATATCTAACAAATCTGCTACTTTTTGTGCAGTAGTATATACTATAGCATCAGGGTCTAAGGGTCTTGTTTCGCCTTCACCGGGATTGAATACTTGGGGCATACATACAACTCACTTTTAATTAAACCCAAAATCTTGGAGACTGGTTTGCCCCGTAACTCCAACTTGAGGTCTAGGTTCAGGCATAGGTTCGGGCATAGGTTCAGGTTGAGATTGAGGTTGTGCTGACATATTACCAATATATTCCATTATTTTTTGATGGTCAGGTCCTACTGCATCTATCGCTTGTCGAACCATTTCTGAATGACTCATGGGTTGAGCCATAGGCTCAGGCATAGGTTCAGGTTGAGGTTCAGGTTGAGGTTCATGAGATGGTTTCTGCTTCATTTGTGCTGCTTGCCCATCCTCATTAAAATGATGTTGCGGATACATATCAGTAAATTTGTCATGATGTGCATGGTCTCCATTAGGTCCTGAAACGTGATGACCGTCATTATTAACTGCTAATGGATTCATAGCCATTTTGTTACCTAGTCTTGAATGGTCTGCAAGGAATTTTAAATTATATGGATTTTCTGGGCTAACAGCGTTTAACATCATACTACTCACCAATTTATTCTTAGTATCTGCATCTTTACTACCATGCATTCTATGTGCTAAAGAATTTATATATTGTGATAAAGACAAACTATCTTTACCAACATGTTTTTTACCTAATGTTCCATGTGATTTACCTTTGTGGTCCATCAATTTCATACCCGGTGGCATGGCTATTTTTTGGTGTTTATAATAATCTCTTTGTTTTCTTGCTTTCATAAAATCCCAAGTTAAATCAAATATATCATTCATAATCTATTCACCTCATCTCTATGCCCTTTGTTAAATTCCATCGGTTTGCCACAAGCCCCACAATCTGCTCTCCACATAAAATGAAGCATACCACAGTATGTACATCTAGTCCCTGCACCTATATTCAAAACATCGCCAACATTTTCTGTTCTCGCTCGCTGATTTCTTGTGACTCCCTTTAATGGATTTGCCTCATCAAAAACTGAACCGCTATCATAAGCGGTATCAACTCTAACGTTTTGTTTCTGTGCTCTCGATATATCGTCAATTTCTAATGTTCTAACATCGAAACCCATTCATATCCCTCACTCTCATGCGTTGCCTGTTAAAGATAATATTAGATATACGTTACCTAAAACAGTAATCGGTTCTACTGCTACTAATGTAGAGCCGGGTGTAGATGCTGCCGCATCTGTCATTGCTTTACTCACACTACCAGCGGTATTGTATGCACCAAGATTATTTGGCGAAAAATCCGCTGGCGAGAAAGGTCCAATTACTTGTATTTTAGGACTAACTGCCATCTAAAACACCGCCTTAGCGTTGTCCTATTGCTGTAAATCTACCACTTTTGTTGTTACCTGCATGCACTATATCGAAAGTTGTATCTCCACTGTTAGCAAAATGTGCATGACACATATCTGCTGCTGATGGATTAACGGTGACGGATAAGATACTACTTAGTTGACTGCTTAGGTCTACTGCACCTGTTGCTACACCGCCACTTATTGTATATGTTCCTGTTACCATGTACATGTTTCCTAATACTGCTGGTCTATCATCAATTGTTACTGTTATTGCCATAATTTATCACTCCATTGTTTGTTCTTCTACCACTTCAGTGGTTTCTTCTGTTTCGACCACAGGTGGTGCTGGATTTAGATGTTCCTCAACTAAACCCAATAATGCACCTTTTGTCCTGTAACCAGCACCGAAAGAAACTCCTTCTGCTTTCAACCATTTCTTAATGTCTCCTATTCTCCAACCGGAGTCAGGTATTCCATCATTTAATTTATCAACGGTCTTTGCTTCTGCACCTGTAATTACGTAGTTTTCATTTAAACTACTACCAAACTCGTCAACCCACTTTTGGCTAACTTGGTAAGATATACCACGATACACTGTGTATGTCAATCCTCTCGGTGGAGGACTGCTGTGGTATTTTCCTATGTATTTTACTTGTGGCATGAAGAATCATCTCAGTTCAATAATAGCACCGTTACTTGTACTACTTGGTTTGCACCTTCAGAGTCTATGATTAGACAAGGTAGTGAACCACCTGTTGCTAGTGGTGCTGTTGCATCGTCTGCTCCTACAAGTCCAGTGTTGGTCATTGTTACAGTTATGTCCTTAGCAGCGGTTGCTGAGGCATATCCTACGATTCCTAGAATCTTTGATGCTCCGGCAGAGAACAGTAGAGGTTCTACTGTTGCCGCTTGTACGACGTTACAAGTGAATGTTACCATTCTCAAACTGCCTACTGCGTTTCCATCTGCATTCTTTGCATTGAAACCTGCTAATGTACCGGGGTATGAACCTCCGCTGTTTCCATTTAGCCAGCCAGTCTCGTCTACTGGTGTACCAGTTCTCATGTCTATATCAGCCAGTATGTCCACCAATGTGAAGTCGCTGTCTGCTACTTTTATGCTTAATCCTTTTTCAGTTATTGTTGTTGTTGCTACCATAATTTATTCCTCCATTAATCTCCACAAAAACCTTACTTAAGGTCTCTCACCTGTCCTTGTGCTCCAAAGAAAGTCGTCCAAATTTCACCCATTGTTCGGTAAAGTCCTTCCTGTCCTAGTCTGTTTATTGCGAATGGGTCTCCTGTCTCTATACCAGACTCAAAGTATTGTGTTGGTATTGCTGTACTGAAGTGTAGGTAATCTGTATCTAGTAAATACATTCTAGCAATTGTGTCTTTTGCCACATCTTTAGATGGGATGATTGGGACACCGTTGTATGTTGCTACGATGAATCCAGCCTCGATACCGGGTACACCCTTTACTCCATTGTAAGTAGGTGTAACTCTCTTCTCTTCCATGAATCTTTGTTGAGATTGTAATAGTTGTTGTAATCTCATCAATGTATCATATCCAGTTAGTATAACTTTTGGATTTCCACCACGTACCCAAAGTCTTTGGAATATATCATCCAAGACATCTAGTGATAGAACTCTGTCAGTTGCTGTATCGCTAACAATATTGTTACTCATTTCAGCATTAGCCCAAGACCTATTTGCTTCTCTACCAATACTGTATATATCTAAGTTACTGGTTGCTGAAAGAACATTATGGTCTGCATCTAATCCGGTTTTTGAATTAGCGTCATCATTATGTGCTGCTGTAATTCTGTCAAGTGACTCAAAATTGTTACCTGCTGTATTGTCTACTTTGTCTAACAACATTTTGTTAATAGATTCTGCGTGATGTTTACCCATTTCTTCTTTAAGAACTGAGCGTATATCTCCCATTCCGTCATCCTTGTCAGCAAGGAAGATAGCAGTTTCAGACATATCGAATGTATGAGCGATTGTCTTTGGTTTTGCTGCTATGTGCTGGAATGTTGGCCTTTGTGTGTCAGGTAATGTTGCGTTTTCTGCAACTCCACCAAGTAATGAACCAGTGGTAGCATCTGAAGGCTTGCCAGTTATAACACGCCATCCTGACCTATCCCAAGGTTTCTTTGGTAGAATTGAGAAAGCGTTGAACTCTTGGTTCAATTGTGACCACACTTTGCGTCCATAAATTGCTTGGTATGTACCAGCAGTTGTGGACAACATTGGGCTGTCAGCCTTCAGTAATTCGCTACCGGAGTATGAGTAACCCATTGCGTTACCTGCTCCATAATAGTATCTTTCCATATCAGTTATTGTTCTTACGTAATTTCTTGCCATTTTATTCACTCTCCCTCAAAGACTCGACCTGCGAGTTGATGTACTTCATCCCAAGACATTTGTGCTAGGTCAGAAGTTGATGGAACTTCATGTTGTGGTGCAGCAGATTTTTGTAGTGTTTCTCCTACTTCTGCTGGTGTACCAATACTATCAATTCTTTCTGATAGTTCAGCAATTGCTTTTGTAATAGCATCTAAAGGACCACGAGCATCGTAAGATGCTGCTTCTGCTTTTGCTATTTCTTCTGCACGTTCTGATTGGTATCTTGTAGCAAAATCGTTTTCCAAACTGCTGCGGAATTCTTGTTCAAGAGCCGCTGCTTTGTAAACTTCATATGCTGCTTCTACATCAGATGCATCTAAATCTGTAGGATTCAAGAAATCTGATTTCTTTACATCTCCACCGCTGTTGAGTTTAGGGATTGCTCCTGTAGATGGATTTCCTCCTTCTTGTTGACGTAGAGGTGCTTGTCCACCATTAGTTACGTCACTACCTTGTAATTCACCGGGCGTTGAACCCATGTTTTGTTTTGCAACTGAATCACCATCAAAGTGAGCACGAGCAGCCATTGTGTCTACTCCTGCACTCTTTAGAGTATCTTCCATCCAGTTTAGGTAGTCGGATGTAATAACATCAGAATATTCTGTATCAGATTTTTTCTTATCATCTTTCGATTCTGCTTTTTCATCCTTGCTTTCATCTTTTTTATCTTCAAGGAAAGCAGGTTTTTCTCCTTTTTCCATTGAGTCAAGACGTGACTCTAATCGAGAGAGCACGTCGGTCATCTGGTTCATTGTATCATCTTCTGTCATTTTATTCACCTTGTTTTTTTCTTCTTGTTTATCTTCCTTTAATATTCTGAATGTTGCTTCCGGGTTTATTCCTTTTTCACAAATTGTGATTTCATGGAGTTCGAGTTTACTGATTTCTTGATAATCGCCATGTTTAGGGTCTGATTTTCTGACTCTCTTGAATGCCTGTCCACCGATACTAAAGCCACGTAAAGCACCTTTTCGTATTTCGGCAGCGACTTCTTTGGCTTTTTCAATGTCGTCACGTAGTTTTATTACAACAAACATTCCGACATCGTCAACTTCGCTTTTCCACAACCTCCCTTCGCTATCCGTATAATTTGGAATGACATCTCCTACTTGTATATTTGAATGTGCTAACTGTACGTTTCTATATGATGGATTTTGCATGAATTTTGTAAATCCGTCTTTTAACGCTCCCTGTGTTATTAAGTCCCCTTGCTTGTCTACCAGTTCAACACTGGCATATCCTGCAACAATGAGTTCATTCCCTGCTTTAAGCAAACTGATAGGTTCATCAGAAGGTTTGTACTGGAGTCTCGGCTGCACACTAATTCCTGTTTGGTTTGTTATGATACTTATATGAAACGGTTCAATAAGTGTCTAAGTCTTCTTCTATTTCTTCATGATTTTCTTCAGAAATCTTCATTTTTTTGTCTCTACCGGGATATTTTTCAGGTTTTTCCATATCTTCAGTGGGTCTTTCTTTCATATCCCAGTCAGGCATACTTTCTTCAGACGTTAAACGAGTAGGACCACGAGGACTTTCTATCTGTGCCCCTACGTCAATCCCTAGCCCTCTACCAGCCATATTACTGTGCCCTTTTTCTAAAACGTCTAATGCCCTTGCTATCAATTCTAATGTTTTTAACATCTGCTCTCTTTTTGGTTTCATTATCCTAGATTCATCATCAGCATCAATAATACCTGCACTTTCAACTTCAATTTTTTTATCGTTAGGTTTACTCGGCATATTCATATCAACTTTAGATGTAAGGCGTTTCTTTTTTTCTGCTTTCCACATTTGACGAAACGCAGGTTGCCAATATTTTTCTAAACTTTTGGCTAATGTTAATGGATAATTATCATCATACAATTCCCCTAACATACTTTTAGGATTCAAAACGTCTAGTAATACCCCGTCATCTAAAATATCATATTTCACAATGTCGTCAGCAAAATGTAATATGAACTGTTCATTTTCAATTTCCATATCAAAAGGAATATGATAATCATCGTATGACTTAGTCATCATAATCCATTTCGGATGTTTTTCTTCTCCTTTCATATATGTAGATTTAGCATCTCTTAGTAATATCTTTTTATCTTTATTATCAGATAGTAAATCTTTCACTGCATTTTCAAGACCATCTTCGTCTGTAATTTTTAAAGTTGAAGGACCAAGCACATGAATAAAATTATGACTTTCAAACTGACCTCTAAGTAGTTTCATTCTATCTCTAGTATCTAAATCGGTCACATCTGTCCCATCGTAATGCATTACGTCACTGATGAAAATACCTTCGTCATTCATAATGACATCTATAACATAATTTTTACTAGTAATTTTTCTAAAATACTTATCCATTTCACTATAACTATCTACTCTTTGTGCATTTCCATCAGTTAAAGTAATTCTGTTTCCTGTTCTTTTTACTTTCAATCTTTTACCATCTTCTTGTATAGAAGCCACCCATTCACCAGTAAATCCTCTTAATTGTTCAATATCGGTAATTTTGAATATTTTATGTAAAGGTTCTATTAAAGGCATTTCTATAGGCAATTCGGCTTTAGCCACATGAGATATATCAGCATAAACAAGTTCGTCACTTTGAGAAGACGTTTGAGGATTTTCATGTATTTGAGCCGATGTTTGGTCTCCTAAAACGACATTTGTATTCATTTGATGTTGTTCTTCCCCTAATATATATGGGTAAACACCAGCAGGTGGCGGAACATGAGCACGAGGTGTAGCATAATTCCCTATGTTTATATTTCCTCCTTTGGTGAAATTAAATGCGAAATTTGCTTGTGAGTTTGTCATAGTACTTGCTATTGGAGCAATACCGCCACCAGTATATACTGTAGATAAGGTTCTACCTTTCTGTTCATGATGTGGATGTATTTCTACTTCACCTTGTGAAAAACTTGGTCTAGTTATTGTTTTTTCATCAGTCGGGTTGGCTAGTTTTTCATCATAATCAGCATCATAAACTATAACACTGTCTAACATGTTATGTAAATTGTCTTTATGCTGTTTTTTCCCTACATTCATACCACTTCCTATTTCACCGTTCTTTTCATAGACTAAACCGTAATCATTTTTTAATGAATCAAATTGTGCACTCTTTGGAGAAATATTCATTTTTTTATGTATATCTCTTATGTGATTATATATTGGATGAGTTCTATAATGCTCGTTTCTTACTTTAGTAGGATTTGGATGTAAATCAAAAGAGCCACCTGTTGCTAGTTTACCTCTTGATATTTTTTTAGGTTGCATATCAAACACCATGTTACCTTCTTCATCTTTTACTAAATTACCAAATTCATCTCTTTTAGGTATTTTTTCTAAAGTAGGCGGTACGGCTTGCGATGCTTTTCTATAATGACTTGCAAGTAGTTCTTGACGTTCTTTAGAATTATTAGTTTTATCCCAAGTATCTTCATAGATTTGTTCCCCATTTTCATCTATCATTTGTTCCCCATTTTCATCTAATTTGGGTATTTTTGAAAGATTTGGATGCTTACTAAGCAATTGTCCTAAAGTCATAACTTTATTATTTTTACCAATATGACTGTTTATTAATTGTTGAGCATACATTAAATTATCTGGATTAAGTTCTAAACCAAGTTTTTCTACTAAATTTTGTGCAGTTAAATTAGAATTACCATATTCATCGTTACCAAAATCATTCAAACCAACTCCATGTTGACTCATTATTTTCTGTATATCGTCATGATGACCTTTACCTGTTTTACTAAGTTGTTGCATAGTCTGCGATTCACTTTCACCTATTACACTACCATAACTTTTCAAATTATGCACTTTATGAGGTACAGTTAACAATCCAATTTCTGCATCGTGCAATAATTGTGCCATGTTAATTTTGACTTGGTGTGCCCCTACTACATCTGCATTAAAAGCATCTGGAAAATTTTCAAGCACTTTAGGTAACAAATGTTCTTTAGCAAAATCCAATTTAGCATGTTCATCTCTTACTCTCCCTTCTTCTTCGTGGTCAAAACGATTTTTTTCTGCACTGAAACTATTAGAATAATGCTTATCTTCTATCACGTTTAGTTGATTTTGTACATGATTTATTTCTTCATCTAACTCTTTTAATCTATTTTTTTCACTAGTATTTAACGGCTTATAGATAGCAGAAGTTCTACTAAAATCATTTAATGGACCTTTATCATAATCTTGTTGTGTTGAGCCAAATTTCTCATATGATAGACCTGCTGAATCTCTTCTAGTTTCTAATTCTAATTTTTCTCCTTTTAATTGTTCTAAAAGAGAACCTATGTCTTCAACAGTACCTTGTTGTATTTCTTGATTATTTATCGGTGATTGTGTAAAATCATGTATCTCATCTGCAAACTCTTTTCTCCCAACTTTAGTTGACAAAGCAAGTAATTCTCTTAATTGTGACTCGTCAATATCTGTATTTATTTTTAATTTTTTAATATTTTCAGGGCTTAAAATATCTTTACTCTTAAGGAATGTATTAGGTTTCCCATTATTATGTAAACCAAAATCAAAACCCCAAAAATCACCAATATCATTTTTTTGCCTTATATCTGATACAATATCACTACCTCTATGACTCATAGCATGGCTCATGCCTAATATTTGTTTTATTTTCGATAGATTGTTAATTTTACCATCTGAAATGAAAGAATTGACTCGATTACTAACAACGTAGGGGTCGTGTAAAACATGTGGATTTTTACCATGTGTATTAATAAAATATGCATCTCCACCATCTATGTCGCCAAATTTATCTCTTCTTTTACCTTGATTGATTACATCAGGATGTCTAGCCGATATACGGTCAGTATCATTTTTATCATTTAAACCGGGTGATAATGTTACATTACCATTTTCATCTTTTCGAGTTCTAATAGAACTTGAACCGTGTAAACTCATTATGTCTTTTACCCCTTTATGTATTCTTGCACCTGCTGGTAAATTACTAGGTAGTAAAAAACTAATTAAACCTGTTATTTTTTCATTGTGCATCAAAGGGGATAAAGTACTACTAAATGATTGAGATTTACCTTGTTCATTAATATCGTCTAAACTTTGTCGTCTTTTCTCACCAAAAATAGATTTTGAATATACTTCACCGACTTTAGCGTTTTTATTTACATAGTGTGCATGATGGTCATGTAAAATAGATAAGAACTGAGTATCAGATATACCATGTCCACCCCTTGTATCGTAAATGTCATGAAACATTCTACCTAAACCTTCAAGTTTATTTTCATCTTTTTCACTTGTTAAGAATCCTTTATCTACACCGTATTCCGTTATTCCATCTTCAGATTTAGGTAAATCTTCTTTTCTAATACCATTAGAGCCTATCCTAAAAGGTTTTGAAATATTTCTAATATTTTTAGATTTATTAGATAAACTTCTACTATGTTCATAATGTTCTTTTACTGCTTGCATTTCTTTGTTAGTAAAATATGGTGTATTTCGCAAAGGTAACATGTCATGTTTTCCCCTTTCACTATAAGTAATACTACCATCCTCATTTGTCTTTTCGTTGAAACCGAGAAAATTAACCATATCATTCCATTTCCATTTATTTCCACTTCTTTCCATCACTTCGTTTGCATGTGCATTTTCATTAAGATTTCTATGAGGTGCTTTTTTCCCTTCAGCCCAATTTGTATATGCTGACCATAAAGGTGATGCTTTACCTGTTTTTTCACTTAAATTCATTTCTGCTGGTGTTTTATCTAATTTTCTATAATAATCTGCCCAATTTAAAATTTCTTTAATGTGCTTTTTATTTAAATTACCGAACTCAATACCCGTTTTACTTAAAGAAGGCCATTTGATAGCATTATTTTCTACAGCGGCTCTTTTTTCTCTTAAAGCAACTTGCCCCCAAGTTTCACCATCAAGATTTCTACCATCTTTGTATTTTTGATTAAAACTGTTTTCAGTAGTGAATTTTTTCATTTTACCATTTTGATAATAACCATTTATCCCATGATGCTCTAATAAATCAGATAAAGAAAGATTATTATCACCTGTAAGTGCGTTTTCAGCATCTTGTCGGCAAATATCATGACCTAGTTCATCCATTAAATATTGTGACATTACACCTTTGTTAAACTCGTCATAATTAGGATGACGTGCATCATCGTGAGTAAAAATTAAATTATCTAAAAGATGATTTGCAAAACCTAATGTTCTCGATTTATCTTTAAATTTTAATTTTTCATCTTCAAATTTAGCAGAAAGATTAGGGCCAGCAAAATTTGGTGCTCTTTGTGAATGATTTAATGCTGGTATTACACGGCTCATCATTTGAGTTTTCAAATAACTCATATTTAATTTACCGTCAGAAAGTTGTATAACTTGCTTATCAGCATTATCAGTACCATGTTCCATCAAATGATTAAAAACAGTAGTTCTATCTTGTGGTGATAAAAATTCTATACCTAATGCATGTGTAAGAAAACCAACACCATGATAATGATTATCACCATGCATTTCACCAAGACGATTTTGAACTATAGCAATTTGTTCTTTAACATCTTCAGGCCATTGTTTCCCATTCGCAACATAATCTTGTCTTAGTTCATCTTCAACTTTTTTAGTAATTTCACTTTCACCCAAACCTTGAGCCGCCAAATATTCTTTGTATGTTTTATCAGGTTTAATAAAATCTTTACTTTTAGATTTTTCAGCCCAAGTCATAAGATGAGTTTTCAATATCTCATCATCACTCATTTCACTTACTTTTTTAGTCCCTTCAAATAAATTATCTAACTCTCTACCATCAAATTCAGTATCTAAGTTATTCATTTTGAATTGTTCTAAAGATTTAGCATGTAATTGTGAACCATTTAATCCCCCGTTTTGACTAGTCTCACCTATAAATGGATGGTAAATTTCATTTTTTTGTACTTTATCTTCATCAGTATTTACATTTTTTATGTTTGTACCTAAACCAGTTGGTTTCACAACTCCACTCACAACCGGATTTTTAGATTTTTTATGGTGCTCATAATGTTCTTCTACCGCTTTTTTCACTTTATCTGCTTCACCACTTAAAACGTATCTAATAGAAGTATCTAAATGTCTTGGTAAACCATTAACTGGATGTTGTTCTACCATAGGATTATTGTTATCGAAAAAATGACTTATACCGGATTTCGTAGTAGGCCATAAAGAAGCACTTTCGCTTAAACTTCTTCCTTCATCTAATAAATATTCATCAATATTACGAAAATTGGCTTCATCGGCAGCAGACTGTCTCCCTTTTACATTACCTTTCATTCTACCATAATCTTCTTCTCTACTAACTTCATTTACAACTCTTTTAGTAGGAGGAGGATTCCCTTGTTCTATCCATTGTGTTGGATTTAATTTTGATTTTTTAAAACGAATATCGTTAATACGCATCAAAATATCATCATCATCAAAATTCGTTTTAAACGGAGGATTTCGTTGACTTCTCATTTCTTTTAATTTTGCAAGTATTTCGTTATTAGATAAATTAGGATTACTATTCACCAAATCCTTGATACTGATATTATCTATTGGTAAGTTTTCAAGATTAATTTTTTCTTTAATGATATAATCAGGTCTTATTTCACTCGCCATTTTAAGACAATATTCATCTATCCACGACTTAGTGAAAGATATGTTTTTGTTTTGGAGATTGATAATAGTATTTGATAAAGAAAGTAATTCATCGTCATAGTCTTCATACTGTAAAATACTTTTTAAAAAATCATTTCTGTGCCTTAAGTAAATCTCGATGTCATTTTCTTGCACAAAATCATCTCCTTAACCCCATTTTAATTTACATTGTCAGGGCATTTATAAAAAGGCATATCATCATATTTTTGACAACCAATTGTAACATTACCCCCACAGACTTTACAATCATGTATAGGTATCGCTTTATTTATAATTTTCACTATTCCCATAAAATTCACTCCAAATCAGAGCCAGTAGGAGATTTTCCACCCATGTCATCTAATTTGATGTTTAAATCATGAGGATTAAGTTTTTTATTCAAAGTTTCAAGATTAGGTGTTTCATTTATTGCACCTGAGTTTTTTACAACTTCAGAATCTAAAAGAGCATTGTTAGTTCCATAGAATGCATTTCTTGCAGATTCACCGGATACTATGTGGAATTCTTGACCCATAGGTTGTGTAGAATGAGATGTTTCTAAATGAACTGTGCTTTTTTTCATATCACCGTATTTTTTCACTCCACAACCAGTTTTTTGTAAACAATTTGCTTTCATCATTCCACATGTAGGGCATTTTTCTGCTTTTTCTAAAACATCTAACCTTTTAACCAAAAGTTCCGCTTTCGTCATCATGTCTTTTACTTCTTTTGCTACTGGTTCATATCGAGGTTTCATTAATACAACTCCTTTACTTCTCTATGTTGTTCGGCCATTTCGTGTATATCGGCCCATGTCATGTCGTGAATTTCTTCATTTGTATAAGAATCAGGGTTAGCAGAATCAGGTATGTCAGATTTAGTAAAAGTATCTGCTCTAAAAGCATCAGTTTCTACATCTTCAGAAAAAGGTGTACGTACTGGTACAAACCCTGCTTTTTTCAGTATTGCTTGTGGAGAATTAATCATTTTTCTTAAATTTATAATTTCATTGTCCATTGATTCCATTTTTGTAATCAAAGTATTCATTAATTTTTCAGTAACATCGTTATCTGCCATTTAATCACCTATCTATACACGGCGACCAAATGTTCCTGTAACTTTTTTTATTGCACCATGTGTTCGTGCAGGTGGCATGTAACCCTTTAGCACATCACCACGTTGTGAAGCATCAAATTTACTACCAGTTTCATTAAATTTAGCAAGTGGAACACCACCAACAAATTGTGCAGTGCCAGTCAAATCAATTAGATTTTCACTCTTTCTAACTATATCTGTTAAATCGTTATCTAAATAATTTGCAAACTTAATAATTTCAGATAAATGTGCTCTTGCTTGCACCTCATCGCCTTCTTCTACCGCACTGGTAAATGCTTGCTGATGCACACCCATTTTTCTAACCATTGAATCCATTTTTTGTAAGTCCACTTGTCTCACCTATGCACGTCGAGTGTATACCTGTTATTTTAACTAAGCCCCTTTAATCCGCCTAGAATCTTGTAAACCCTTCTGATTCTTCTCAGCAAGAGTAGGTTGTGGACCTCTTTGTTGAACACTAGAAATAGGAGAGCCGATGCCACCACTAGTTCTTGCTTGTGGCCTTGCTGGACTACTTGGAGTTCTCAATCCAACACCTTCACCTCCGGGTTGTGATGGAGGGACTATCATACCTGCCATTCCTCCTCCCGGCGGTACTCCCGGTGGCATTGCTCCTCCCGGTGGCATTGCTCCTCCCGGTGGCATTGCTCCTCCCGGTGCAGGTGGCATTGCTGGATTTCCACCTTCAGGCGGTGGTATTTTCTTGTATGTAAATCTAATATCTCTATCACCATCTTCCATCAATTCAGGTTGATAACCAAGCATAACCATTCTTTGTGCAAGATTAACTTCCATCTCATCTCTTCTAAGTCTAGTGATTTCATCTTCTTCTTCATTTGGATATAATGTTAGTTTCCAATCATGAACATTCATTTGTTTTAACATTCGTGGAAATAAAACATCTGTGTAAACTTTCTGACCAAATTCAACTGCTCTATTGGTAACAAGTATTTGCATACCTTCGTTATTCAAACCACCACTTTTACCATTATCTATCATGAAAATGCTACTAACTCCGAAATATGCAGCAATGCGATTTCTTATTTCATCTCTCACCGCAATATACTGCATTTCTTCAAGAGTATCCATGAACTTAATCCATTGAACTCCACCTCTACCAGTTTGACTTTCAATACCAACTTTAGGAATGTAATGTGGGTCTCTTTCCATTTTCTCATCAACTGTTTTCCAAAAAGATTTCATTGATTCTAAATTATCAGTAGTGACGGAAATTATACCTTTTGGACTTCTTCTTTTTTGGTATGCTGTATACATATAATTATCCATTGCAGTAAGAGTCATTGCCTGTCTCCACAAAGTGTTCACCGGACTTCGACCATACAATTTACTTGGATTATATTTACTAATATGAATAACTTCTCCTTCTAAATAATACTGCGTTTTTCCGCTTCCCGCCATATTAACATAATGAGCATCTTGTTTAGTATTACCACACACAGTACAAGGTTCATCTTCACCCGGATAAGATATTTGGTCACGATGAATTGGACATACTTTGTACCTTCCACCTCTAACACCTCTTTTATCTGCAACAATTCTCATAAAGATTGGGTCTCCTCTCATTACTTCTTTTACTCTGTAAAAACCTATTTCAGAAGTTTTAGGGTCAACATAGTATTCTTTTATCAGTATTAGGAAAGCATCATCAACTACATTCAAATCTCTTTCAATTTCATGTAAAATTTGTATGAAAGATTGTTCCATTGAATTTTCTTGTTTTAATAACCATTTAGCGTAGATTACCTCATCTACATTTGGTGGTACTACTTCTCCACCACATTGAACACACGCCTCTACTTCTTGTGTATATTCTTCTTGACATTGTGTGCATTTAAATTGAAAATTCTTTTCCCAATAATAGCCTCTTCTAAAAATTTCTTGACCTAGTTTAGATATAACAGTACGAAGAATTAAATTTTCATGAGAAACTGCAAAAAGTGCAGGTATAGTAATACCTTGTGCTAAAACAGGTTCTTGTATCCCAGTAGTATAAAGTGGCATTTGCGGTTGAGGAGTAGTTCTTCTACGATTACTCCCAGTTAACCTTTCAATAAATCTACCAATCACACCTTTTTCTTCTTCGGCCACTATAATCCCTCCTTCCACTTGGCGATATCGTCAGAAGCGACACCCCATTCTGTTAAAAGGTCACTTGCCTTAATAGTATCATCACTCCAATTGCTGTATTTAACTAATTTTTGTAACTCTTCTTTTCTCACACTATCAGTTTCATCGATAAAAGCAAGTACCGCTTTGGCTTGTAAATCTTTCATTTTTAAATGTGGGAGTATTTGAGTTAATAATTTACGAATGTCACTTTTAGAATAAAATTGTAAACGATGCTGACTTCTTTGACTATCTTTGTATATTTTTTGGTCTAGTTGTAAAACACCACAACCTAATGTTTTTTGTAACTGCTCGCAATGAATTTTACCTCTTGAACCTGTAGCAACAAATCCTGCTCTTGGCTCTCCTCTTTTAGTTATAGAAATATAACCATCAGCATCTAAAAATCCTGCCGCATATGCATACGGGTCTTTCAATATTAAACCTGACTTATCCATTTTGACAAAAGTTCCTCTTTTACCTCCTGCAATTATGTCAACTTCTTCACCATAAACACTGATTAGTTTTGATAATTTCATTGGTGTCATACTTTTGTGTAATATTTTAGCATCAGATAAATTTTCAAAAAGTCCTCTACCTGACATTGAACCTCTTTCTGTGAGTAACTCCGCACTTTTTATCAAAGCATCTGTTTCTTTTTCAGTTAACTTATCCATTTGATGCAATGTAGTTTTCCATAATTTTTTAGCATCTTTTCTGATATTCATCGCTTGCACCCAAGCCATTTCTTCTTCTTTACCCCAAACTTCTACATGTTCATCGAGTTTAGAAAGTAATTCATCTGCTTCTTGCCATTGATTACATGCACGAATTAAACTAGCCTTTCTTGTATCGCCAAATTTTCTAAGTGATTTTAAATCTCTATCACTCAATCCAAATTTATGTATAACATTTTCATAACCTTCGCACCATGAAACAGATTCTAATGTACCTCTTACTTCCAATGCTTTTAACATTCTAACATCGTTTATCATACCATCGATTTCTTCTTTTGAATGTTTATTATGCCTTCTTGCTTTTTTTAATCTACCAACAAAATCAGATGCTGTACAACCTAAGTGTGTTTCAAACCACCCTTCGCCGTTATCTGCAAACATCTGCATACTAAGACCACCTACTTCTATTTTCATTTTCTTCTTTTATTATCGTGTCATTCAAGGTATCACCCAATCGTTATTTCTTTTCCCGCTGTCAAACCACGAATCAAACGCCGGCATGACATCATCTAGTAGCATAACACTTCCCTTAAATTCTTTTGTGGCCCAATTAGCCAAAGCAAGGCTCATTGCTAAGTCATCGTGTACTCCCACGCTTTCTAATTTACCATTTTTCTGCATACCAAAGCGATTTAATTCTTGTTCCAATTTATGTGTATATGTCCTACTTCTTTCATCTCCATATGGTAATTTGATATGTCCTTGTTCAAAAGCAAGAAGAAGGCTCATAAACAGAGATTCTTTTTTAGTTCTTGTAGTCATAAATACTCGAATAGGCATGTCTGCTGCCATTTCTCTCATTTCCGCTTCTAGCATTCTTTGGAAATTGTTACCTTCAAGTTCAATCAAATCAGGGCTAAAACGACTATTTAACATGACCATCATTCTTTTCTGAGCCATTGTACTCATCCCTCTTTCGTGTACAACATGGATTATTTCTTTGAAAGGTTCATTCGGTTTTTGTCTCATTACAGTCATCGCAGTAAAGTCAGCATTTTTATCAGAAGATATAGCAGGGTCATGACCTATGAAGTGTTGACCGAAAACACCATCCGGTTCACCTTCCTCGTTGTAGTTTGTTTCTGCTCTATCTAATAAAACTAAATTTGTATCTCTAGCACCCTCTAATATATCCATAGGAAACATACTAGCAACATCATGAATTGGCTCACAAAGATATTCACGAGAAAATTGTATAGCGGGCATTGAAAGCCTTCTTTGTTCTAAAGCCGCCATATCCCAACGTTCAGGCCATAATGCAACTCCTTCAGAATCAATTGCAGGATAAGTTTCAACTCTAAATGTTTCTTTTTGTTCTAATTCCGCATATAAGTCATTGTAACTAAATGGTGTACCAACCATCATTAATTTACTACTATGGTGAAGAACTGGAAGAAGTACACCGTAAAACCAATCAGCAGTTCTTTGAAGTTCAGTTCCACTAGTACCCCAAAGAATATCGTCACACACAACAACATCAGGGTGGAAACCACGAGTAGCCCCACCAACCGATTTTGCCATCAAACGACTACCATTTGTAAACTCGAAGTAAGACTTTGCCCACGGTTGTTTTCCGGCTGGCTTCAAATGATGTAGTACTGGAGTATTATCTATTAGATTTCTAATAAATCTCATATGTTCAAGTGTCTGTTCAAGAGAGTGAGAAAATATCATGATGTGAGTTTTCTTGTTAAATGCTGCTAACCATAATGCATATGACATAAAAAATACAGACTTACCGTGGTCTCTTGATGCTTTTACACAATAATAAGAATGTTCAGTTAAACCTGTTTCCCATGATTTATGATGATGATTGTAAAGAAACTCTAAACATTCTGTAAAAAAGTAATGAAATGACTTTTTAGCCATTTTTCTATCCATTTCAATAATGAATGATTTCATGTCTTCATTATCTTCAATCATATTAATCACTGATTTATTTCTTCACCTGTAAATTTTGCTCGTTCAGGAGTAACAACTTTGACCGGATTTTGTGCTTTTGCTGGACCTGATACTTGCATAGAACTATCTTGTACTGCAACCTTATCGTCATTAACAGGATAACCCATATGAAATTCAGGTTCTTCAGGTTCTTCAAAACCAGTAGTTGTGCTTTTACCAGCATTTACATAATTTCTGATTGTTTTCGGCACACCTGCAATTTTACCCGGCGTATCCATCGCTACATTAGTAGCAGCCGTACCAAGATTCATAGTTTGTTGTCCAGCAACACCAGCCCTTCCTAAATCAGAAATCATGTCACCACCTTGACTTTCAGATAAAGTTCTTGCCGCATTCCAAGCACCTAACCCTGCACCTGCTGCTCTACCAGCAAGACCTATACCTACTTGTAAAGGATTATACACTCTTTTTCCTTCTTCATCTAATTCAAAAAGATTTCTTTTTTTACCATCTACAGTAGTAAAAACATTCCCTACACCAATTTGTGTACCACCACTTTCAGGCGGTGGTGAAATATTACTAGCAACGGCTGGTGTAGCATTGCTCTGTTGTTTAATTATACCAACGTATGATTTTTTTATTCCGACATAACTCATTTTAATCCCCCACTGAAAGATACTTTGACCGCTTTGATTATTGTATCACTGTACCCATACGTCTTATGAATTCTTTCCCAATCACCCTTTGCATGTAAAATAGTTCTAACATCTTGAGATGTCACGTTTAATCTTTCAGCCATAAACTTAACATCAATACTTGAAGATTTATTCAAGTTATTATTAGGTACATGTTTCAACACATTTTCATCAGCAAAAGCATCGGTTAATTGTAATTTTTCCATCATTTTAATTAATTTTTCCGCTTTTTGAAAATCAGTGAGTAATGATTGTTGGGGGTCTGCAAAAGCACTTTGTGCTCTTTGTCTTTGTTCTTCAGTAATTCTTAAGTTTGGATTATTAGCAATATTTCTCATGGCTTGTTCTGTACCTTCAGGAGTTTGCGATGCTTGTTGTCTTGCTGCTACAGGACCGGGAAGTAAAGAACGGAAATTAGGAGGTGGTAAACTAGGTCTAACACCTACTTTATTATTTGCTATTATTTCAGCAGTAGGTGCTTTGATAGGAGGATTACTAGGAAATTCATTCAAAGTCATTTGACCACTAGGTAAAACAGGCGGTTGACCTGCAACACCGCCCGGCGGAGCAACTACAGGTGGAGGTGGAGTTACGACAGGTGGAGTTACGACAGGTGGAGGTGGAGGTGGAGCAACTACAGGTGGTGCAGCAGTGGGTCGTGAAAATCCTGAAGAAATTTTTGGAACTGACCCAACAAAGTTCTTTTGTGCATGTTCAGGTATACTTTCTACATCATGACCTTGTGCTCTCAAGTTATTACTTTGATTACTCTCATTTCTCGTAAATAATTCCATAGCACTTGCAGGAAAAGCAATGTGTTTTTCTAAACCATGACTTTCTAACATCATTGTAGAAAGAGCATTTGCAATGTTTCTCACTTGTGAAATATTTTCATGACCAGTCAAATCACCGGGTTTGAAACCTGCGGCCTGTAATTCTTCACCACTTAACATATCTAAAGCATGAATAGAAGTTGGACCTCCTGATTTACGATTTGCATTTAAACCGGAACTTAAAATAGTTGCATAGTTACGAACTGCTTTTGTATGTAAAGAGTCACCACCACCAATTTGGTTTTTTATTTTAGTGGAATGGGTATCACTATGAGACATCAAACTTTGTAAATCATCATGAGATAAAATCTCACCATTTCGTTTTCTAAACCCGCCTTGATATTTATTTTCGTAATATCTATCTAATTTTTTATGTAAAGAACCTGTTACAGTACCATCTTCTTTCACACGTATGTTACTATCGGTATTGTCACCAAACATTTTTTCAAAAAATGGATACATAGCCATATCATGTATAAAATCATCAAATAATTGCGTATTTCTTCCTTCTGCGGGTGCTCTATTATTTGTTTTAAAAATTTCACTTAAAGGATGTGTTTTACCAGTTTTAAAATCTGTCCACATTACACTATTCCATCGAGGGTCATTCATATCTACACTTTTTATTTCACCTTCATGTGGTATATGATTCATATCAGGTTCTTTTTGATGGTCAGGGTGTAATATTCTGTTTATACCTTCTTTTGCTTTACCTATTGAAAGACCAGAATCATCTTGACCATGTGGTTTTCTACCACCTCTACCATATTGTGGTTTCTTTTTACGTAAAAAATAATCATTTGCTAATTCTGGAATAATACCATAAGATGTAACATCTTTAAAAATAGCATTATTTTGAGTTATATCTTTAAATTGTTTTATTGCATAAGGGTCAAGAGGAGTTTTTTCTACACCTTGCTGATGGCTATCTCTATCTCTAGCAGTTTGTATCGCTCTAGGTACTAATCTACCATCTGCTGATTTAGCATAAGTGCTTGTTTCAGCAGTTATGTGTGGTACTTTTAAAAATCTTAAATTTCTAGTATTTGAATGTGCATGTGTCCTACTACTACCTAAATCTAAATGATATTTCTTTAAACTATCTGCTATACCACGATATGCTGGATTAGATAGCGATTCAAGATAAATTCCAAAAGCATGATTTTTCCCATGCATGTTAGTAGTACTGGTTACTAATCTACCATCTTGTGCTCGATGGCCTCTATCATCATCTTTATCATAATGACCTGTAACATTTTTTCTCCATTCTTTACTTTCAACATTTGGTAAGTCCCAACCATTTCTTTCATTATCTAAATCTATACCTTCTTGAACTATTTTTTGGGCATCCAGTGGATTGAACCCTGCACCGGGATATTGTTTACTCATTTTTTGTAAATGTAACCCAAGTTGATTTATGACTGCATCAATCCCATGAAAATGCACCCCATGACCATCATCCCACATAAGACCACCAAATGTGCCGGGTTTCATTTCCATATCATATAAATGACCAACACCTGAATGTCCAGATTGTTCATGGTCTACATGTCCTGAGTGAGCAAAAGGGGGAGCATCCATACCTTCCCATTTGTCAGGATTATCATTTAATGCTTCTTCAGGATACCATCTGTGTTCAGTAGTTCTCCCGTTGTGTACTAAATGAATACCATTACCTTTCTGTATAGGTTCACCTATAATATAAGTAGGAAAATAAACGCCTGAAGAAAATATGGGTTTCATTGTGTATTACCTCTAAGACCTTTTACCCCTCCTATATTTTCCATTCTATGGTCTTCAGTACCACCTTGAGGTTTTGTTGTCTGACCTGTTGGCGTTTGGTCAGCGTCGATTGTTTCTGCATTACCTGTACTTTTCTTTTTCTTTTCTTTAGCCCTTAATGTTCTTTCAGCAATTCTTAATATCTTGCCTAATTCTATTGTTGTTAAACCAAAAGCACCTTTTGCCACCATCATTGACGGTTGAGACATTGCATCCATTGGCATAGGTGTTGGTGAAATAGGTTTTTGCATCGGCATATAACCAGTAGCACCCGGACCTGACATTTGTGGTTGATTTAAATGAGGAACTTTTAGAGTACTAGGTGGTGTAATCGGTGGTAAACGATGAGGTTTCAAACGAGGCTTTGGTGCTGACATACCTTGCAATCTACCACCGCCTGTTTTTCCAGCATAATAACTACGAGCACCGCTTCTTGATTGTTGCGAAGTGGGAGAACGTACATTTCCTGCTCTTTTACGACTTTCTTGTTGACCTAAAAATTCTTTATATTTAGGCACATCTTTAGATTTAGGTTGTTTAGTAGCAACACCACGATGTTCCATTTCAACAGATAATGGGGCATGCATCAAACCTCTCAACTTACCTCTTTTTACAGAACGCATTTGACCTTTTGCCCTTCTACCAGTAGCACCTTTTGGTCCTAAAGAGCCGCCCGGTGGTGTTTTGAATTGTCCAGTAGAAGGTCTCCACTTTTGTCTTTTTTCTTTGGTTCTCCTTCTTTCTCTTTTCTTCTTTTTAGTTTTTTCACTAAGTTCTTTCGATTTTAATAATTGATATGCTATTTCCATCGGTTCACCCATGGCAAAAGCATTGCCTCCCGCAGCACCCGGTCCTTTTGCTTGGGCTGCTAGGCTTGTCAAGAAACCCATATTACCAGCAGGTCCAGTTTGAGCACTTAATTCACGGTCAGTGTCAAACTTGTCACCTTCTTCTGCTTCTTCTTTTTCATCTTTTAAACCGATTAAATCTTCAGCAGACATTTTTATATGTTTTATTTTATTTTTTTCTTTATCTTTTTTCTCTTTAATACGTAATTTTCTATCATATCTTTCATCTCTTGCTTCCGAAGATTCTCTACCGTACTTATCTTCTTCTTCATGATTATTGCGATACATATGTGATGATTCGCTTCTAGGGTTGTAAATTCTAGTATCACTACCACCCATGATACCGCTACTAGATTTTACAAGTATTTTACTCATATTCAATCCCCGCATAAATTACAATTTGTTCTGTTAATCTATCACCTAAAGCATCATAGAACGATTTAACAACCAAAGGAGAAGAAAAACAAGCACTCATCGATTTACAAATTTTTCTAAATTCCATTAGACCGCCTTTTAATGATTGTCTGAGTATATGTATTTCAGAAGGTTCATCCGTTTCTCTCATTTTTTTCAAGTCTTGCATAATGTCATACAAACTTTTATCTGAAATTTGTAGATTATTATTATTTTCAGCGTAGTGTTTAAAACGCCCATAAACAACAACGCAATAATCTAAAAACATAGGTAAATCGTTTTCTTTAATATCATAATCGGAAATTAAAAATCTATGACCCGGATGAGTAATTTGCATCAAATCACTAACAGAAACTAATTGATTATTCAATTTCAATCTCTCCGTTTTGTAATAATTCAGCCTTGATACGTTTCCAAGTATCGGGACTTTCTTTAGCCAATTCAACTTTCAATATATTGATTGTTTGATTGACTTGAGTACCTTCTGCGGTTGTACCCCATGCTTCATTGAACTTGACTAAATCTTTTATGCTTTCTCTAACTTCTTTATGTAATGTAACTGCATCTCGAACAAAACCATCTTCATAACCTGTAGATTCATCTAAGAAATCATTTAATCTATTATTGAGTTTTTCTACATTATTTCTCAACACATTCACTTCATGTCCTACTTTTACTACAACTTCAGTAGCAGCAGACCTTTGTACTAAAGGTTGAAAGTGATGTTTCATATGATGGTAAACAGTATTTTCAGCAACATCTAATTCTTTGGCTATTATATCAGATTGAGAACCATCTGTAAAAAACCTATTTTCAAATTCTGCTCTTTCAGGATGTGTGCAAATTACACAACTAGGATTAGCAGCCATGTGATATTCTCCCATATGATTTCTAAAATGACGGTCTGCTGTATTGGCTCTCCAACCCATGTCTTTGTCGAGAGTTTTTATGGAAGTTTCTCCGTTCCTTATCATGTCTTCCAAGTCATTCCTATCAGGATGTTGACAAAAGGCACAGGACCTTTTTGTCACTTGCTCACGCTCGGTCACGATGTGTCGACTACATGCGTAGCAAATTAAGTTTGTTAGAAAAAGAGACTATCATCATCTCGTTATACGTGAATACACTGTAGTTAATAAAATGAAAGATGCAAAGATTCCAACTAAGAAAAGTGTAGCATCATTTTGTGAAATTTCATTTCCTTTGTATATTAAAATAATCAAACTAGTAATGATGGCTGCAATTAATTGTATCATAATCATATCGACAATTGTGCTATGTCTAGGATTAAAAAATTGTAACGTCATATCGGCAACTGGCTTAGGTGTTATACTTCCTCCATTTATCATTTCATTGTACCTCCAAATAATGCTCTATTGAAAAATCCACCAGCAGCCTGTCCAACATTTTCCATAACGCCGGGTTGCATTGCTGCACCAAGAGCACCTTGTAATAACGATTGGTCAGCCATTGCTTTTATTTGCATCCTTTGTTGTTCAGCAGATTGGATGGATTGCATGGATGTGTTTTGTAAACTATTTAGTTGTGCAACAATATTTTCTGCACTTAATGTCTGTAAATCACTAGGTAAAGACATAACATCTAATGACATGTTACCCTCTTCATCTAGTTTAAAAGTAGCATTTTTTAACACATTCAGAAGAGAAAATGTGGTTATGTTAGAAAGCATTTCTATGAATACAGGCATATTTTGACTGACAATAAATCTATCTATCGGTTGTAAAGTTGTTAACATGGCTGCTAAAACATCTGTTTCAGAAGGTGGGGCAACGGGCATCCCATACTGTTGCGGAGTTATACCAGCACCACCTAATATGCCAGCAGTCAATGGTGATGCACCGTAAGAATTCTGATAACCTTGTTGTGTAGGAGGTGCAGTATTCATTACAGGTGCTCCTAAACTAAATGATGAATTGTTGCTTGCTGGTGTTGTAGAAAATAATCCCATTATTGTGTCACCTCATTTTGTTGTATTTCTGTTACTGGTATTACCGCCGGTGCTGGTGTTACAGGTGGTGGTTGCACTACCGTGGCGGGGTTAAGAACTTGAGCCTGTTGGTTTAAAACTGTTTGAAATGCTTGTTGAGCAGCAATTTGTTGTTGCACTTCTTCTTTTTGGAACATTCTCATGTCAAACTGTATCATAGTAATATCATTTAATCCAGTTTCTGGATTTGGTACGTGCCAAACATTAATCCCTTTAGTTCTATTAGAGTCTTTTTCTATTTCTTTAAAGAAGTTTTCATATTTTTGTACTAACTCAGGCATTTGTGTTTCTTTACTTTGCATGGCAGTAACAGGTACAGTAACTAAACTTACACCCTTGTTTACTTTATCTTTAAAATAAGATGGTTTTAATTCATCTTCTTTATCTTGTTCTGTTTCCCATTTACAAAGTAAATGATAAAGATGTAGATGTTCAGGACAATAAGTTGCTTGTAATCTACGACCACTAGTAACCCCGGTTCTTGCAATAAATGCTTCAGGTTGTGAAGTGATAGGGTTTGTCCAGTAAAGTTCCCACAGACTTACACCTGTTTCTTCATCACTAATTCTAGCATACAGATTGTCATGTTGTATTAATTCTTTAACATTACAACCATCAATACAACAAACTCCTGTATCTTTATTATATCTATATTTACTACCTACCCATCTTCTAGGGTCGAATATAGAACGTTTTGTCGGAGATAATAGTTTATATGCTTGTTTAATATCCTTTCTTCTTGCTTTTCGTGGGTCAGGATTATTAGAAGGATAAAAATTAACTTTAGGAACTTGAAGATTTAATTGTGTACCGTATTGCTGCATGTGTTGTTGTGCAGTGGCTTGTTCCATGATTGCTCCTTGATTAAATTGAGGATTGCCTTGTTGAGCCATCGCCATCATAGCAGCCTCATTCAACGATGACAAAGAATGTGTTTGTAATGGTGTGTTGGTAAGTGTTCGATACATGTTATCCGGTATATCTAAAACCATTTTTTCACTTCTCCACAGGAGACACTTTGATGAGCATCTCGTCGCCTTCGATGTCTATTCTCCAATTAAGTTTACTGCCAGCATCGAGGTTAAATTGTTTAATAATCCACATAGGCACAGTAGTCCTAAGTGACTTACTTGCTCCACCAATTGGAACTAAAACAGTACTCGTCGCACCTCTCGCCATATACATCCGACACCGTTACACATAAAAAAGGTCACTCATGTAGTCAATAAATCTACCATTGTTGGCTCTACGTTCCAACCTACCCTAGTTGCCATGAAAGCACGTTTTGTTGGTAGGTTTGCTTTTTGCAATCTAATCAACTCATCTCTAAACGGGTCAAATATTTTATGTTCACCTATTCTTCCTTGTGACCATAAATCTGCTGCACTTTTATCAAAGAATCTATCAGCCTTATTTGCTACTAACATAAGTAATCTAGGAGCGTATCTTTTACCCTTTAATCTACTTTTAAGAGTTCTATACCTATAATTACGATTTATCAAAGCATCAACTAAAAACTTGAATCCGGCTAATTGGTCTATACCATCAGGACCACCTGCAAAAGCCCTATCATCAAACATGTATACAACGCATTCAACTTGTCTTGCAACCATATCATCTATCCAAAGATTCCAAAATCTATCATGTCCTCCTACATCAGAAGAATAAACAACTCTTTTTTCACCGGAATAACTAATTCGTTTTCTTGTAGGTTTAGGTAATATATATCTAGTTATTAATTTAAAATGGTCAGTTCTTTCATCTACAGGAATTTCTTCCATTTCACCCGGTGTTGTCATATATCTATCTAAGGTAGTTTTACCAACCATACTAGTACCATATATTCCTACTCTTCTAGGTTTCCAAGAATTATATAACGCTTGACCGTATAAGGCAGCACCTACTAATACGCTACCACCCGTCATCATAATTTATACACCTCAATCAATTTTAGCATAAAGCCAGTCTGCTAAATCTCTAGCCTGTTCATAAGACCATTCAACAGTCCAACCCCACAATCTAAAATCAGAAACTGATTCAACGTAACTAATAATCAGAGCAGTTATTGCTGAAAAGATAACAGTTCGTAACCATCCAACACCCCACTCATAGGTATTATCAACAGTGTTAGCCAAGTGCATGGCTCTCAGTGTTTCTTCAACTGAATCGTCTTTTGGTGTCTTGAAGATACGCCCCATCGTTTTCACACATCACCTTTTTTTCTTGAATCTTTTGTCTATAGTTCCATCGGCTTTTAATCTATATCCATCTTCATCCATGTTTCTTGGTGGTGTAACATCACTTTTTAGATTGTTACCTGACATACCTAAAGTTAAAGCAGAATTACTTACGTCTGCCATATGTTGCGGTGGTTTTGCAGAACTACTATAGTCAACCCCTAAACCACTAACATTACTAGAATTATATTTTGATGTTTTATCCATAAACTGTGGAAATGCTTTACCGGGATTTTGTTGCATCCACATAATTTCTTTTTCTAATTGCATTTCTTGCATTCTCAATTCCATATCCTGTCTACGCTGGTCATGGCTGTATTGCATTTCTCTATATCTACTATCTCTTTGCCTTTGCATTTCAGAAATTCTAACTTTTTCTTGCATTTGCTGTTCAAAGAACATTTTAAACAAATAGTATGCTAGAATTTGCACTGCTAAAGCACCCATTGAGTATGTCATTCCGTTTACCCAATGGTTTTCTGTTGTTCCTGCTGGCAACCAAATACCTGCGTCAAATATTCCTACTGCCGCACCAATTAGTGCAGATTGTGCAAGAATAAGTCCTGTCAATCTCATCTCGTGATTATCGTGGTTCGCTCCTACCATAGTAATGACCTTGTTAAAGGCCACAGAGGTTGACATAATAAGGGTTTTGAAAATTAACAACTAATGTTTCTAATGTTTCATTATTCTTTCTATACACAATATATATTATTATTCTTTATTATAGATAGAATAATGAATAATTGGAATAATCAACAATTCCATCTTTTCAACGCTGCACCTTTCGGGGTAAGTTTCCCACCCTTGCTCGTTGGACCTTTACTTCCACCCATTCTTGCACAGAAAGACTTTCTTCTTTTTGCCGCTTTACTACCGGGTTTTAGAGAACTTGGTTTCTTTGTAACAGGTCTTTTAAGATTTGCACCTGTCTCTCTTTTGAACTTTGCACGACCTTTTGCATTTAGACCACCACTTCTGCTATGTCTGTTTGGATTGTAACCGTGAAATGGTTTAGATTTCTTTTTAGCCTTTTCAAAAACATTATCCATCAAAGCGACTGTTGCTTGTTGGAAAGGTGTGCAACAATTACAAGGCTCGTGCTCCATTATATCACCCCAACCATCTTTACTATAGTAGGTTTTCCGCCAACACCTTGTTTTTTGGCTCTTTTTCTTTTAGTTGCTGCTTGTTTTTGTCCACTACTCATTGAACCAGAAGTTTTTGGTGTATCGCTTGAAACTTTTACAGAAGGTCTACACTTTGGATAGCCTTTACCTGAAAGTTTTGCTTTACTTCTCCCACACGGTGGATGCTTGCCATCCTTGTCTTTTCTTGAAACATCTACCCATTTTTCTTTAAACCAACGATTCAGGTTTTTAACTACGAGAGTATCATAACAAGTACATCGTGTCATTTTTTACTCACCCATGCATCACAAGTATGGTCTGCTCTACAAGTAAAATCATACATTTCACAATACCCTGTCATTGGGTCATTTGTTTTTGAAGAATCCCATGCTTTACAATTACCACATTTTTTTGGTCCTGTGGCTTTCCGATAATTTGGTGCATCCTCTTTCCCTTTGAGAAGATTCCATGCTTTCACATTAGCAATATGATTCATTTCTTTTTCTTCCCCTTAAACTTACCACGACAATATTGTACAGCCCAACCATTAGCATATGCAGATGGATAAACTTTGAACTTTCTTTTTGCAGCCGCTTTACCAGCAGGACATAATTTTTTTTCAAGCATATCCCATGCTCCATCCATACCTACACAATGACCACATTCACAACTCATATTAAGTCACACTTCCACCAATTAAACCTACTACTTGTTTTTATTCTCCGCAAAGGTAATGTTTGTTTCATTTCACTCTCCTAAGCGTTCCTTTATTCTTAAAGTGTCTTGCTCTATTAGCATGAACACTTTCTAATGTTAATTTTCCACCTTGTGTATGGCTGACATCTTTTCCACCTTTGCCATATATTCCTCTTCTTCTACGTTCTGCATTTAGTTGTTCACGATATTTTACACGCTTTGGTGTTTTTTGATATTCACTATCGTATTTCTTTTTGTTGGCAAACGCTTCAGGTGACTTACGTTCTTTCAGTAATTGGAAGGCTATATCCATTGGTTCGCTTTTAACGGAAATTTGTCTACCTTGTTCGTCTAAAGGACCTCGCTTCTTTGCCTCTTCCCTTGCCTCTAAAACTCTCTTTCTTTCCACCATTGCATTATCTATAAGGATTTTTATAGGCTTTGCAAATCCCGGTTTTCCTAAATTTTTATTTATGTATTTTCTTCCTGCTTCAGATAAATGTGGATACCATTCAGCACCTTTTGCCCCTGTATTAGAATAATAAGTCATCAATTCTTCAGCAGTAGAATTTTCATCTGGTGCATTTACGGAGTATTCTATAGAATCTCTTTTCGCTTTATGATGATTATCATCACTATAAAACATGTCTTGCCCTTTTTCAGATAGGAAAAAATCTCTATGAAATTTTTCTTCATCGGACATATTTTCCATATCATTTAAAAATCTCATATCACCTAAATCAAAATTGGGAAATTGTTTTCTTCCAGTTTCTGATGTACCCACAAGAGGTTTGATTGAATATTGCCAATGACCTTTATTTTTTTCTTTACTGTGTATCCAATCTTCTCCGTCATGTACTATGTTTGAAATTTGTTTTGCATCAACACTCATCCCAACTGGAGATGTTTCAGATGCTCCTAAAGTTCTTATGAAATTAATTGTTTCTGGTTTCATTCGTTGGTTAGTAATAAGTTTATGATAAGGCATACCATAATTCATCCCTTTTGGGTTTAAATCTGCCCCTCTAACACCTTCATCGAAAGCACCAAAATGTGCATCTACCATTACAGCGGGGTCTTCTTGTAATACTTCTTGTAATTTAGCAGTACCCATTATATTATGCATTGCGTCATTATCGTATGGTACACTTTCTTCAGCATTGTAATATAAATCAGGTGGAGGTGCTTTAATAAATTCAAAAGCAACGTCAAACGGGTTCATCATAATCACTTAATCTAATTCAGGTTTAGTTAAACTGCTAAAGAAATCAGGGTGATTATCTTCATAGAATTTGTCAACATCTTTCTTGGAATTGCGATGATTCATTTCATCTCTTCTTTTTTGTGCAGTCTGCTTCTTTTTATGATGCTCATCTATTTCTTTATGTGCTTCTTCATACGCTTGTTGTAATTTTTCATCATCACCAGCAACTAACTCACTCTGTGGGTCGGCTGGATTATCCATTAATTGTCTCATTGGTCCTGCTGCTTTTAAAAAAGAAAATGCTGCGTCTATTGGTTTCATATCATCTACTCCTTGTTACTCTAATTAATCCGGTTTGTGTCCTCATTTTTGGTCTAATTGCTCCACGAGCCAAATTACGTTTGTACTTGTGTTGAGTGCGTGCGTTCTTAACTTTTCGGCTAAGACGTTGAACTTTGGCTTGTGCGAGTCGTTTTGGTCTATCTTGAATGTAACTTTTTCCCTTTAGTAGTTGTAAAGTTATATTCATAGGTTCACTTCTATTAATCCTCCATTGACCTTCTTGACCACTTTTACTCCAAAATTTTTTTCCATCAGCGGTTTGATTTTCAGATGGAACTAAATTCATATTTTTTCGTTCACCTATATGTGCCATTAAATCGTACATGTCAGAACCAATACCTCGTCTTCTATCTGCTTCATCAACATAAACATTGTCTGCTGCTAAATTTCCCGCTTCTTCATCATCTAATTTGAAATCTTCTCTTGCAGGTACTCTACTAAAGGTAGCCTTACCTCTAATGTTTGTAGGTTCTCCAAAACTTTGGTCTTCTGTATCTGTACCTATTGGTGTTCTACCTACTTTTCCTGCAACAACTTGTGCAAACGGTTTTCTACCACCTAAACCTTCTGTTTCTGCTCTTAATTGATAATTAGGAGAGGTGTATTCGTTTGCTTCAGTTCCATCTTCATAAGCATCAGCAGTATGAATTGTTCTTCCATTGTCTTGTACTTGCTGATATGTTGAGAAATCTACAGGTGCTTTCCGTATAACACCTACGTACATGATAGGTCTTACGAAAGGCGACAGCATTTTTACCTTCCCCTTCCTCCGCTTATTATGGTCGACCCATTTGAAGAAGCGTGGTCTGTTTTAAAATACGGCGATGCTAAAACCACTGAAGGAAAAGTAGGTGCTGGTGGTGGTGCTGTTGGTGGAACTGCGGCAGGTGCTGCTGGTGGTGCTGCACTTGGTGCTGCGATTGGAAGTGTAGTTCCGGGAATTGGAACAGCAATTGGTGCAAGAGTTGGTTCACTAGTCGGTGGTATGGCTGGCAGAAAAGCAGGGAAAAAAGTTGGTGCTAAAGTAGGCGACACAGGTAATAAAATACAAGAAGCCGCTACGGACGCTAGAGAACACGCTGGCACAACAACTGGTTTCAATTCAGAGTAATATCAAAAGAATTATTGTAGAGACTGTACAATTCTGTGGCTTTTTCTATCATTTCAGGGTTATCACTTTGCATCATCTTAACAATTGTATGAACAATTTTGTCTCTTTGAGATTTAGTAAATGACAAACCTACAGGCTGAGACTTTAACATCAACCAAGCATCATCAAACGCTCTTTGGCTCGCACTCATCTGTATATATGCTACACGTAGTGTGTAAATAAAACTTGTGCTTTATATACTGTTGGCGTTAATCACCTGCTTCATAGTCTTCTTCAGTATATTGTGGTTTATTTGTAACACCAACCATGTTTTTATTGTATTCTGCAATTTGACGTGCAATTTCGTTTTGTAAAGTATTATTTTCTTGTTCTTTCTTTTCATTTTGTAAAGCAACTGGCGAACCGGGCATAACATAATCATCTGGAAGTAATTCATCACCATCGTCTTCTTCTTCTTCGTCAACATCTTCTTTGTAACCATATAATTTTTCAGCCATTTTTTTGTTGTTATCAACCACACCAACATTGTCTGAAACTTTATCATAACCATCAAAAGAATTGTCTAACTCATCATTATGCACAGCATGAGCCAATTTGTGGTTTTTCAATGCATTATTCCAATTTTCATCACGCTGTGACTCAGGAGTAGCCAACAACATAGCACCACTAGCAAGATTTTCTCCATACATACCCAATGCGTCTTGGTCTACTGCACCTTGTCTTTTCATTTCTGCCAATATAGCCAAAGTGTTGAAATCTTCTTCATGTTCTGCAAATCTTTGTCTTTCATCATCAGACATTGAGTCTAACCAATCTTGCCTAACTGTTTCTGCATGTTCATCGTCAGCGTAAACACCACTACCGCCTCTCGTTACTGCAACTTCATTTTTTCTTTTTATTTTATTTTTTAATCTTTCAACGGCTTGTCGTTTTTGTTCTTCTATTTGCATTTGTGAACCTTGCGATTCATCAGTTCTTTCTCTAAACGAAGGTCCTAATTTAAATTCTTCATTCGATTCGTCTTGTCTTATTGGTATAGAATATTTTTTACTACGTTTTCTAGGAAAAGCAAGTTTTCTTTCACTTGGATTAAAAGATTGAGGTTCTGTAGCGGGTTGCTCAGATACATCGTTGCTCATATTTTCATTATTTCTAAATTCAGCAAGTTGCCTTTGTATTTCAGCCATTAACTTTGCATCATCATCGGCCTTCAAAAAAGACCAAGCGATGTCAAATTGGGTCAACATCTCCGCCTCTTTCGGGATTTGATTGACCCATTTGTCTTCTAGCAGCATCTCTTGCTGCTCTCATTTCTGCTAACTTTTTAGGGTCAATAGACTCTTTGAGTAATCTAAATGCTAAATTCATAGGCTCACCAGTTAATTTTTGTTGCATTGATGTAAAAGCAGGGTCACTTATAGGGGCACTCCCATCACCCCCGCATGATGGGCATGGGTCTCCTATTTGTCCTGCTTCTGGATTAGGGTCAAACCTTCCTCTTGCTTGCGATGCTCTAAACGGAATTTTACCAGTACCTTCACAATTTTTGCACATTCCAACTTCCATGTTATTTTTTAAAACACTCCATGCTTTTTTCATAGTACCATATTTTTTCATTTTGTCAGGAGTTGCCGTGTCTGTAGGTTTTTTTGGCATTTTAGGTCCAACAGAAATCACAAGAGCCATCGCAGGTTTCTTTTTGTCATCACTTTTCATCATATCCGGGTTAGGTTTGTTCATCATAGCCATTTCTATTTTTTTTCTTTGCATTTCTTCCGGCGTTAGCCTATCATCTGCTGAATTTGGCCTATTATTCCTAACATTATCCAACAAAACATGGTCAGGCGTAGAATATTCGCCCGACCTTTTCGCCTTTAACACAAAATTTGGCGACAAATAATGAAAATCACTGTTTTTACCAAAGCCGCTGCTCATAACGTCTTGTCCGACTTAGTGTTTGGATATTAACATAGCGGGAAACAATGTTTTGGGGCAACAACGCACCCCCAACAACAAAAATTTACAAAAAATTTTTTTAAAAGTGCGTTTCCGCTATGTTTTTCGCCCTCAGTCAAATTTTTTCACAGCGTTGTGTGTGACTAAAAGAGGGTTACGTGGCCTAGGGTTACGTATCACTCCGCCTTAGCGTGACGCTAAAAGTGCTTAATTACGTTGGAATCAAAGGTTGTTGGTGGGGCGAGCGTGACGCTAAACTCAGCGTGATGCTAGGGTTACGTGCCAACAACAACAACCCACCGAGCGTGACGCTGTTGGTGTTGAGGGTTTGTTGTTGGTGGGTCGCCTGATACCCCCAACCTTCCAACAACGCTTCAACAACAGCGTGATGCTGCATTTGCTTGATGCAAACACCAACAACCCACTCCCAATGTTGGAACTTCCCACCCATATGGTAGGGGTATACTATACCCTCCTCTTGTTACCGACAGGTAAAACTCACACACACGGTAGGGTTACGTGAAAAAAGTACCGTTACCAGTCAAAAAAAATGGACAAGTCCTATCAAAAATCCACTTCAGTATATAAAAGAACAGAATATGAAGTTACCATGTCAAAACAGACTGAGAAAAAGATGAATGTAAAGATGAATGAGGACGGTAAAGTGTCTTCCTATGAGGGTGCATATGGCTCTCTTGTGAAGGGGTTATCATCCCTTA